CTCGGTCACCCGGTGTGATGTTATTTTACCCTTTTGTTTGGTGTTTTACGTCCAAATTGCCCTTTGGACGGCTCCAGTGTTTTAAATCATGGAAAGAATCGTGGGAACGACTTTCTTGGCCATTGGGAGCACCATGCTTAACAATTTCTCAAACACGGTCTTTCCAGTTGATGGCCTGGCAGATCGCCTAGTCGGTTTGCCTCGTTTGGCAGGTTTTTCCTCAGGTGGGCGGTACGGCAATGGGGGTGGTTTGTTTCGATTGCGACGACCGCCAAGGGAGATTTGTTGTGAATGCACGAACAGGTGGGACGCAAGAACATTCGGTTCAGTCTTCAAAGGGACAGTGGCTGATTCACTCGGAAAACCCGTAGCCGAGAGTGAGTCATAACCAGTGTCTGAGTCAGCGCTGAGTGGAATGTCTTGAATGTGGTTCATGGCATAATCAATCGCCAAACTATCAGAGTAGTTTTTCGATATGCCAATCATGAGAGTCCCAGTTGTAGGCAAATACTCAAAATTTGTAACAATGGTGATGTAATGGGCTTGAGAGGCAGCTGCTCCAGAGATGACACAGACCATGGATCCAATCCCATAATCATCGATCAATTCAGAATTCGTGGTGATGTCAGAATTGTTTTGACGAAATTGAACGTCGAGAGTGTCAGTTGGGGCCCATCGCATGTTGATTGCTCCTTTGTTAATGGGTGAGATTTGCGCGTTCGGCAAGTTGAAAACGTCGTTTGTGGACAAAGTGGAGATGAATGTGCCCTCGCGGTTGCTGAAAAACCCGGTTGGCAAACTCGCGAAAGCATAAACACCTTGATCAGTGGTGGCTGATGTTGCAGGTTCAATTTGCACGCCACACGAAACAACCCGCAATTGAGATGCAATTGAAGAGATTTCGGTTGGATACTGATAGGGAGTTAGTCCAGCAGCTCCCGCAGCAATGCTGAACGGGGCTGAATCGGTCGTTGTGGTAGAATTCACAGCGAACCCGACGTTTTGCATGGTCCCTCCGTTTCCCAAAGCGCATGAAGTGATGTTCGGCACGATCGACGTGACGGTGTTTGGACCTAGAGCTCCACCTGCCACAAAGGATCCGACTCCAGCGGAGGTGGTGGTCATTTTCATGCGTACGACTGTTGTGAAGGTTCCTGTCTCTTGGAAAGCCATGTCTGGTATTTTAACTCCATGTTCAGTCGATGGGTGTAGGAGGGTGCGAAACCAATCGTTGTGTTCCTCCATCCATTTCTGAGAATCACCAGGGTGGCTTACAGTTTGGGACGTTGTAGCCACGCTGGGAGTGGAAATGGCCTTGCGCTTGCTGGAAGGTGGGGATTTGACAACAGGCCGGACACTTGGTTGTGCCAATGCAGGAGGAGGCGTTGACTTCTTCGTGGAAGTGACTTCTTGCTTTCCTGAGTTTGGTTTTGGCACGGTGTTACGGGATTTGGTTTGCTTTGGTCGGACATTGTTTGATTTTGGTTGAGGATTCTTAACAGATTTTGTTGAGGACATGAAATGTAATATTTCAGTGGGCGAGATTAACAGAAAATTTTACTGGAGGGGCTCCTATAGCGCGTCAGTCGCCAGGGTGATATTTCATTGGGCACGCGCTCGGATTTGAAATTGTTTAATGTTTGGAGAAATACACCATAACATTGTACAGTGCATGCAATTTGATTGCTTTAGGTAAACTTGGTTCCATTTGGTTTGATAAATGAAGTATTGTAGGTATTATTCTGCGAAGAATGGTGTTGGGTAAAGGATTGTTTGCCCAAGTGGAACTAAATTCAGCCGCAATTATCATGAATCTCACTGCTGTGCCAAATCTACGAGAAATGCGAATCATTCTTTTGTCCAATGGAAGATTCGCCTTGCGATAGGCCCAGATCAGTAATTTTTCATAGTGACAAATACTCTCCTCTAAAACGGGCGCGACGAAAACCGACCAAAGGCCAGGGATTAAGGACATTAATGCTCCTGGGCGGGGGTCAACGTCGTTGTCAATACGTGAGATTTTCTCCATGATTGGAGAATTGATCACAGCGGGGAGAAAAGTCATTTCTCGCCGGATGATGTTCTCCAGCTCTTCTGTCTGCTGTTTTGATACTCCATAGATTTTCTCCCACTGTTGCCATGTTGGAATGATGGCGTTGTGGGGCCGTGATGCATGATGTTTGTGAGCATCAGGAGTATACAAGTGTTTGAGGGTGGAGGGTGTTGATAATTCCATCATTCTTGGGATTACTACGCGCATGATTGGAACAGCGCCAGCCTCATTTTTCACTGATTGGCACATTTGGTGCAACCAAATCAGTCGATCGTCTTTCCAGTTTTGGGTGGATCTGGTTGATCGAGTTAGGAAACGACCAGGTTTCATAGCCAATATGAGTCCAGTGTTAGTTGGGTAAAATCGTCCTGAACAAAATTGAACGTAATCGATGTGGTCGAACACTTGCATTTTGAAAATCATCCCTGCTAGGGTAAAATATGACTTGAGCAGATTTGCGAAATTGAGTGCCTGCTCTTTAGTCACGTTTTTGAGTATGCCCAATGAGTCATCCCCAAGGAAAAGACCGGCGAAGTATTCATTCAATGCCAGCAAATTGCAGTCTGGGAAGAAATACCTAACTGCAAGTAAAAAGATGGCGATGTTGAGAATTGTGTTTCCAATTGAGGTGGCATCTTCGCCAGTGATTCGCTTGAACCATGCTGTGAAAGATGCTTGATCTCTAACAACGCCGTTAATTTCAGCTCTTGACATTTTCCAGATTTCGAACACCATGCGGTTCATGAAACTGTTGTAGACATTGCCCTCCGCCCATCTGCCATGTTTGCATTGGTTGGAGTCGAAGTTTGTCCCATCACCTTCGACGTAGTGGCAATCTTTTCCAAAGATCTCTTCGGCCACACGTTGGCCTACTTCTTCGGATGTCATTCCCGACGTGTATACAAAAGCTGATTTTTGAAGAATTTCCTTGAGTATTTGTGTGATCTCATATATGGCTGGTCCAGTGTGCATACGCACCCTTTGGTCCTCCTGTTCAATGACGCGAGGTTTCTGAACGTCGTCGTCAAAACCTTCCTTGATTTTGTTCAGGAATTCAATTTTTGTGAATACCGAAGTGACGGGTTTTGTAACGGGCACGCCAATTTGGTCCCTGGCCGCAAGCAATTTGGTGCGGACGGACGTTGGATATCTCTCAATCCATTTGTCCAAAGTTAATGTTAGTCCATCACGAAGATACCGTGAAAACCAGGGCATAGGTGAGCGGAGCGCCTGCTCGGCCCAATGTGGTGTGTCGAATAGGAAGTGATTTAGAGAGGAACTGGCTAGCTCCCAAAAGTAGCAGTGCTCAAAATGGACCGCCATTTCATACAATTGGAGGTCAAAAACTTGCGTTGGTTGCACTGTTGAATAATCGCATGATGAAATAGTGAGGCCTTCCATGAGGCTGGACTGTCTGATGACGCGATGATTGTAATCCCGTTGGGTTCTCCAGTTGACTGGTTTGTTCGGAACCACGAACTTGAGCTCGTGAAAAGGGGGATATTCTTTTGGGTCGACATCGAACGATAACAATTCAGATCGAAAAGTTGGTCGCTTGCTTGACAAACCAAGCTCGTATTCAGTGAACTTCGTCATAGAAAAGGAGTCTGTTGATTCGACGCAGCGAACATCCAGTTTTGGTGGTTCACAAATGTACATAGTTCCAGACACTGTTGGAGCGATGCGTGATTTGCGGATCTCATACGTGAGAGGGTCAATGAGTTGAATGTCTCTGGTGACCGTGTAATGGATTGGGGCAACTGGAGTAAGTAAACGATGTCGTAGGGCAGATTCGGCAGAACAAGAGCAATAAATGACGGGTGCAACGGGCGTGTTGATCGTGCAACCCACAATTTCTCCTCCGAAATGCCCACCGGTGCACATGTACGAGTGTAATCTTATACTAGCAGTGGCAGCGATGGGGGGGAAATCAAGTTTATTCGCACACACAGCAGTGGCGTAAACTTGATCAGGTTTGGCAATGATGGCCGATGGATCGGTTGTTGGATTGGCTTGATAGCGGGGAGGGTTCGCAGGGTCACGCTTGCTGGGAGCCTGCTCTGAACCCAATTCCTTAGTCAATCGATCGCGCAATTCCTTTGCATTAAATGTGGGGGGAGCAACTGGTTTTTGTGCAACTGATTCCAAATTTGTGGGAAAATTGAAGTCGAACCAAGTGTTGACAGGTTGCTCATCTGGCATTTCTTCCGCAAGGGGCGGATTGTCATCTAGTGACAAGTCTTCGGTGTCTTTTAGAAGGTTAGAAAACCAAGAAAACATGGCGGGTTTGCTTTGGGTCAAAAGTACTCCAATAGCTAATACGCGCATGAATGTGAATGTTGTTGATCCGACAACCAAGAGTTGTTTAAGTCTCGATTGGATTGGTCGGATGAACGTGATCAACACAACGAAGATAGCAATATGCCTCCAGTTAACATCGAAAGTGGGAATCGTTTCGAATCGTCGAAGAACAGTTGACAGCAGTTTCCTTGAATTTTCCGTTAGGCGCAATTTGTTGTTCAAAAGGTCCTTTTCACGTTCAATGGTGACGAAAAATGCATAGGCCGCGACAAATGTGATAACATCGGGTTTCTCTGTTTCTGGAATTGGGAATCGCTTGGTAAAATCTTTCACTTTGTTGACAAACGCCTGGAAGTTAACAGGTTCACGGGGAGTGAAAATGATGGTGGATAATGAAAGGGCAATGAGTTCCTTTGGTACCCATAGAGTGAGTTTGTCAATTGGTGCTGAAAGTTGGAGTTGAGTTCCGTAAGAATAAATGGTGGTGAATTTTTGCAAATGGGCAATGTAGTCACCCTTTTGGGATCGGGCTTCAAAAGGTGTGACTGCACCAAACCAAGTATTGTCTCCTAGCACTTGTGAAAGAGGCAACTCTGCGTCATTAGTGACGGAAGGTGAAATTTTCAGATCGGTAAGCATGAATCTGAATAGAGTTGCGTGGCCAATTTTGCCAATTTGAGTCCAAATCAAAGTTAGTCCACGGCATTCATAGGTTTTGGTGGACCAGAGCCAGTTAACGTCAGGATGCACGTAAGCGGTGCTGTTGCCACGGACCATCATTTTGATGATGCCAGTGGTTTCATTGCGGACGTAAGTGGTCTCTTTGTCGTGCATGTCACCTCGAGTTTCGAATTGATAAACAGCTGCATAAGCAGTCTTGCGTGTGGTGCGTTCCATCATCGCAACCAATTCGGCTCTGTTGACATAATATAGAGATTGTAAGAAAACAAGCACATCTTTGTAGTCTGTGCAATCCAGGGGGTCGTGGGTACAATACCTTAACTGGAGGTTGTCTTTCTCAGCACGTTCTTTGCGTAGTTGTTCGCGAAGAATTGATTCGGAATCGTTGATGGGGCAAATGCAGTAAACAGTATCTCGCCCTTTTACTGCATTGCGGAAAGGATCCCCCATGAACATTGTAACCGTCAAATTTTGACAAGTTTCAAGTAGGTGCTTCTCACATTGGTTACGCTCAAGAGCTGCCAACGGGTGAGGGTGGGGAGGGATCTTTGGTCTCGATATGAGAGTGTGGCCTGGGACGATGGTCTCTTCGGCCCAGAGTTTTCCAACGGAACTAACGTGACCATGAACAACTATTTCTGGTAAGCGGGCAGGCGCACGTTGCGCGGCCGGCTGGGCCCCACCGCGATTGCGGTTGTTGCCACGTCCACGGTTTTGCGGTGGAGGTTGGACTTGTGGGGCTGGTTGAACTACCGGTTGTTGTGGTTGATTGTTTTGTTGCATGTTGGGTGATAAAAAT